GAAACACTGTTGGTGACCATCTGTCCCATCGCTTGTGCTGCTTCGGTTGCAGAGTAATTCGTAGTTGCACCCATCTTCAGTGCAACATCCTGCATATTCTTGATTTCTCCGCTTGTGGCGTTGGCAGAACCCTTGATATGCGCCATTTGCTCCTGAAACTCCTTACTCTGCTCAATCATCGATGTGGTGATAGTGCCTATCCCCAGGCCAATGCCAATGGTCCCCAGAGTATTCGTAATGGAGGCTTTCATCTTCTGGAAAATACCCTCTACTTTCTTCGCGCCTTCATTGACGCCATTCGTCAGAAGGTTTAACGCTATAGAATAGTTTAATTTTGCCATATCTTTTATTTTTTATTCAACTTAAACAGGCACTTTGCCATACCAATGTCCTTATCTGTGATCTGATCGTCCTCTCCTTTCTGAGACTTTTCCCAGGGGAACGGTATAAAGTCATGTGCTTCTGTACCTTTGTCAAGATAAGGGGATAACTGAAGCATCGCCCAGAAACGCTTGTCCGTCAATCTGTTTTTCACATATTTAGCGTATTGGTCTGTCAGATAAGACAGATAGCATAAGTCCATATCGAGTAATGATTCCGGGGAAATGCCCAGGCAAATTAAACTTCCGATAATATCACCTACATTCTGTTTTTCAGATTTCCCGTCATCCCCGGACGTTGCGTCTGACATGATGAAAAACTGCGAAGAAAACAGAATATCATCATTAATCTTTTTTATTCTGATCCTGACCTGTCTGGTATCCGTTTCCGAAAGAGCCTTTTCGTAAAGCTCTAATGTCACTCTGTCTTGTTTGTCAGCCTCATCGATCACATATAAGATAGAAAGATCGTCCTTGTAATCTTTCGCATCAAAATCCTCAAATGATTTCCCCCGGAGTTGCTCCCAGAGAATTATGTCCTTTATCTTTATCATGTTCCAAAAACAAAAAAGACCGGCCGTAAAGCGGTCGGCCTCAAAACACTTTTATTTAACCCTCAAAAATTAGCCTTAAGAACCCGCAGTTGCTGCAGCCGCTTGCGGATCAACTGTAGTCAGCTTCCCGGATCCAGTCCCCTGCATAGAGTTGGTGGCAACGGCGCCCTGTTCACTGGTTATGTCTATACTCGTCAAAAGCACTTTGCCTTTATAATTCGGAAAGGTCGTATCTATAGCAACACCCGTCATATTACCGTCATCATCAACAGAACTCTTCATCGTCCCGAACTGAAAATCAAGGGGAGTTCCATCAATCATTGCCTTGATAAGATCATGATAACTTTGTGCACCTTTCTGTTCTGTAAGCAAAGATTCCGAATTAATTGTGTACCCTCTTTTTCCTGCAATAACAGACCCCCATACTCCATCGAACTTATTCGATGTATCAACAGTTGCTACATTGATCTGCATCTTCGCACTCTTTGCATAAGCAGCAGGTAAACCTTTCAGGAAAATGATCATCTGACCAACTTTCACATTGTCATTACTGTTATACTTATTTACATCATCTGACATAACTTTAATTTTTAATATTAATAATTTTTGAAATTCGTTGAAATCAGCACCTGCATGTATTGCGCATAGCAGGTACCGCCATTATCGTCGTAATCTACAATATCCTCTGTAGAGTCCGTAATCTCAAATCCATAGCCACCTGGATGGTTCATCTCCATAATTGCCTTTCGGATTCCTTCGAGAATAGAGAGGCTCCGGTCGTAATTGGTAGAAAAAGCGATTATCGACATCTGCACATCTTCCTCGAAAATCCCGAACTTCGTCTTTTTGGACTTGTAATGCTGTCTGAAAACCGTTATGAAATCCCCCGTGGTACCTTTCGGCGCAAAAAGAGGAAATACATTCTCTCCGACTGCCTGCTTGATCTCCGGATCAGCCAGGAATCCATTTCTGACATCGCTAACTACTGATAATATACTCTTGCTCATATAATTACCCGGGAATCCGCTATATTGCCCCCATTATTTTATCAAAAGCCATCTGGATTCCATCCTCAACCATCAAAAGAGCCTCTCCGGTATCTTCATTTTTTGTCGTCGTCCAGAAAGACAGCGATCCGGCCGGTCCATTTTTGCCATGTCCGGACTTCCCACGATAGTAACCTTTCAGGGTCTTTCGAGGTCCGGAGCCCTGGTCAACAAGCCAGGAGTGATACCCTTCATATATTCTCCCGTTTTTCTCACCATTCCTGAACCCTACCAGTGCGCCCAGGTTGCTGCTCTTCACGTGGATCACCATAGACCTTGCAAGGTTCCCGGTATGTCTGATGTCGTGATTCTCGCCCTCCCGGAGCCTTCGCTTCCCCTGGTTCATCAGGTACCTTGCACCAACACGAAGGGCCTTTTTCAGTTCCGGATTATGATCGAGCCTGTCTTTCTGCAAGTCCTGCATCATTTTCAGTAATTGCCCGGAAGGAGTTACTTTCGCATCAAAAAGCATTTCCATTTTCTACACATTTATTTTTTCATTCTTTTTTTGTCCAAAAATAATCTGCGTATTATCCTCAATGATATGTAGTTTTTGGACGATCTTGTAGGACTCATCATTGTAGACAAACATAGACGCATCTTTCAAGAGCGGATTGTTCCTTACCTGAATGGTCACGTTACCGGCATTCACCTCCTCATGCCCGGATCCATTCAGTTTGTCGAAATCAGACTGCTTTTTCCGGTAACACCTTAGTGTACCGACTGCCTGCCAGGCTTGTGACACCGCACCCGTCTCCGACTGCGTAGAAGCAGACTGGTAAAAGACTGCTTTTTCTCTCAATAATCCTGCTCTCATGATTATGTGTATTTAATATAAGGTACTATCAGGTCACGGTAGGTGTACGGCACCGGCTGTGGCGTCCCGAAGGCCACCGATTCGCGGTTGGCATAAAGTGTCGCCGCGTAGATGACGATGGCGTGCGTAAGGTCTTTTGGCAGATTTCCGTCTGTACCGGCGTATGTCGACAACGGGCATTGTATCTCTTTTTCCACATGTGCCTCCGAGGCATCCAGCAGCTTTTGTAGGTAGTCGTCCTCGGCGTCGGAGTCGATATAGGCATGCTCCTTGAGATAATCTATCTTTACATAAGTAGACATATTGCATTTGATTAAAAAACAAAAGGCGCCGCGCCGACTTTATCAGCACAGCGCCCGGAGGTTATATAGAAGATTTGAAGCTAAAACTTACGCAGCGCTTACCTGGATATATCCGAAGGCCTCATTGCGGAATGCCTTCATGTCCCAGTCACCGTTCAGCACGAATGCGGTCATGTTTAGACCGGCAACTGCAGCGGAATTGGCATCCACGCTCAGGCTCATCGGGCCGAACTGGCCGAGAAGCTCATATCCGAACATACCGTATCCGAGCGTATTAGCCGGAATATACTCGGTCACGAAAACAGGAGTTCCGTCAATGGTGCCGGCGCCATCGATGATCATGATCCCTGTAGCGTTGGCCCGGGGCGTACTCTTTAATAGATAGAACATCGCGGTATTGCAGACAAATGCCGGAGCGGTATGCTGGATACCGGTACCTTCCACGGCTGCACGCAGGGAATTGATGTCCGCGTATGTCGGGTTAGTCTTCTGGGTAATCTTTTCACCTGCAAGGGCATTCGCGAAACAGCCGTCAGGAACATTGCCGGTAGCATCAGCATTGACCAGTTTGAACATCGTCTCGTTCAGCTTTCTTTGCAGTCCTGCCTGAATCTGTGTCAGGACGATATTCCGGATTGCACTTCCACTCTGCCAGATAGCGCGGTTGGAAACATTAACCTGTAATGTCATCCGGTGCGGCTTCGGGGTAATCATCGAAAGGTTAACCTTCTTCGAAGTCGCCTGGTCGTTTTCGCCTGCCCACTCGGCCGTAACGGCTTCCACGACAGGATAATTCCAGACACCCTGAATACCGGTCTGGATATGCAGCCCGACCTTATCAAGAATAAGCCCTTTTTCAAGAGGCTGGATTATATCACCGACCGAGATCGGAACGACAGGGGTTGAATCTGCAAGCCCCTGGATAGCGGTATCACGATACTGGGCTTTGTAATTTTCCGCAAAGATCTCACGTGATTCCGGGATTATAATCTTAGTAGGGTCCTGTCCGGCGCGGAGATAATTATAATCATCAGAGAGACTTTTTCCGGAGATCAGAGAGCGCATGACCTCGGCACAAACCTGGTCCTGACTTTTCTCAGGTTTCGGAATCTCACGGATCACGGTCGGATTCTCCAGCTCGATGGCCCGAAGGGCAAGCCGGTCCTTTTCTGCCTGTAAATCCTTGACATGAACACTTTCATCTTTCGTCATGCCGCGGTTTTCAGCAGTAATCTTATCCTTGATCCCGCCGATGTCCGACTTGATAGCGAGCTGCCGTTCGCGGATTTTTCTCAGCTCTTCCTTTTCTTTTTCTGTCATAGCTATAAAAATTAAGAATTTATTATTTTGTCCAATTTTTCGATGTCCGCGCGCATCTCCGGGGTATGATCCTCGGGGACCGGAGCCGGAGCGGGTTTGAAATCGTCAGGCATCGCCCGTTTGATTTCTTTTTCTATAAAATCTGTTTCCTGGCTTCTCGCATCCACGGAAGTCTGGGGGTATGCCGGATAAAGCACGATAGACACATCCAGCAAGTGATCTATCGTGTTCACCGTCCGGATGATCGTAACGTTTCCGGCTTTGTCGGTTTCTTTTGAGTACGTTACGTTTACTTCGTCCTCATCGTTGAAATACTCAAAGGAACAGCCGGAGAAATCCCCGCGTTTAACGCCCTCGTATGCTGCCTGGCCGTCCGGAGTGTTGGCAACCTGAAACGAAAACTTGACACCCGTATCATCTTTCGTCAATGTCAAAGAGCCGGAGCCGTTTACGCACCTGGCAAGCAGGCGGTCCGGCTCATGGTTGATGTCACAGATCACATCAGACGATCTGAGTAAAGTGTCCGAAATAGCATTCGGAGAGATAATCTCAATCACACCCTTCCACAAATTAAAGTCAGTGACCAGGAGTGACCGCTGATTGAAGACTATTGCGTAACCCTCAATCGTCTTGCCATCATCAAGAGCCCGGAGGTTTGACAGCTTCCGGTCAAAAGACCGTATGATTTTATTTTCCTTTGTCATCTTTGTTACCGTTATCTACATTAACCTGACTATCATTTGTTTTTGCCCCCTCTTTTTGTTGCGGGGTATTTGGATTATCTGAGATTTTCGGGCTGTCTATCGGAGCAACATTGCATGAAACAAATGTGGTGTCTCCACCCTTAACAGGAGCAAGACCCTCGAGTGCTCGGATTTCATTCGGTGTCAGGACACCCGACTGGAATTCTTTCTGATAATATGAAGCCCTCGCTGCAGGATCAGATTCATAATAGTTGTCCAGGTTGAACTTGATCTTAAATTTCCGACAGTTCTTGAATCCTATTAATTTGGTATTAAATTCATTTTCCAGGCGCCGCATCAAAGGCATAAGGGTATCGGTCATGAACGTTGTCTGCGAATTTTCGGCAGACTTGTAATTTGTTGAAGTATAGTAGAAAACTTTATCTGGAGGTACACCGAAAAACCTGCATATCTCCTCGACCGAGAATTTCTTGCTGTCAAGTAATTGCAT